GTGTTGGCCGTCGAGCTGAGCAGCGTGAACAGGCATCCGTACAGCGTTGAGTCTGTAACGGCATTGTTTGCGATGGTGATTCGTTGTTCTGTTACAGCGCCGGTAGCGGGGTTGTAGACCAGGGCGTCGTAGGTGCCGTTGGCGATGGTTGTGATGCTGACCAAGGTTCCGGCGTCCGTGATGCCGCCGTTGTTGGTGGCGCTGTAGGTGGTGGCTTCGGTGATCACACGGATGTAGGAACCGGGTTGGATGCCGAGGGCGTCGGGTACGGTTTTGAAGCTGACGGTGTGAGTGACGCGGCGGCGGATGCTCAGCAGGAAGCGAGCAGTCAGCAACGCTTGGGCGCGGTTGGTACAGAAGTCCGTCAGATCAAAGGCTTGCTGGGTGGTGGCACGGTTGCCTTCCGCGATGTCTGCCCAGTCGACCAAGGCGGATGCCTGCGTGGGTAGGTCGTTCTCGACGGTAATGCGCCAACTAACCAGAGCACGGAAGTTTGAACGCTGGGCGGCGTCGATGTACTGAACTTGCAGGCTGTCTTGGATGATGTTGCCGGCAGTGAAAATTTGATCAACAGCAATCGGGCTGGTGCTGATTTCGTAATTGCTGTTGTAAGGCAGCGCTGGCATCATTCCGAATCGGCCATTTTTGATGGTGAAGTTACAGAGCTGTAGGGCTGCGTTGTCGTACAGGAAGGAGCGGAAGCTATCGCTATCTTCTACAACACCATCGAAGAAGATTCTGTTCGAGCGTTGGAAATTGGCGGTGATGCGTAGGGAGTCGATGTCGATCAACTCTGGCGGTACGATATTACCAACGCCTTGGCTCTTGCTGGTTAGTAGATAGTAGACCAGATCCGCGAATAAGTTGCTGGGTTTGGTATCGCCCTCGATTAGGCGGTAGACATTGATACCGGTTGGGACCCAAGCGCGCAGTTGACCAATTCCGCCAAGTTGCCCACTAGATTTAACTGCTAGTCCGAATGTTGACATGCCGTAGTATTCGGCAAGCGATTCATTGGAGATGGATTCGTTGACGTAAACGATCTCGTGCTCGGGGGAGCTTTCATTCGACTTAACCAGCTCTAGGTAGTGGCTGCAGTCTGAGACCTGAGAATTCTCCTCGAAAATACGGCCTTCTCCAGTGATAAGGATTTCACCAGGAACTTCTACACTCTTTACTGCAACGCTTGACACACTAAAAGCAAAACCTACAGACGAGTAGCCTTCTTGTCGTGCAAAGGGGTTAGTACTAGGTGTAGCTTTTTCTATCGTAAAAGCGTCACCTACTGCCCAGCTTTTTGTAGCAGAGACTACGCTGTACGATTCGGAAGTCCAACGGTAAGTCGAACCTGCCGCTGATACATATCTCGACCCGACATCAACGCCAAAAACTCCCGCACCTGAATACGCGGTAACGCGTACAGTGATGTATCTATCTCCGTTGGGTTTGTAATGCTGTACGTCTACAGAACGCCATTGATTGGCGTAGCTAGGAGCGAATCCTAGTATTTCAGTTAGCCAGGCATGGCGTATTAGTTGTATGCTACCCGTATTTGAACTTTGTGCATATTGTGATAAACCAGTAGGCGTTGTTGTAGTTGTGGTGGTTACAGTGGGCTGCACAGATTGCTTAGGATCTGCAAGCATTTCTTCGTTAAAAGTTATGCTAGAAATGACAACTACTTCACCCGTCGTTGTGATGCGAAAATCACCGTAAGGAGTTGCATAATCTTCTCCAATTACTTTACCGCCGGAAGCGTCAAGCCTTGTTGCTAGATTGCTGTCAATACTATTGATGGCGATATCAGATCCTGTGCGGGGTATTATGCGGTACTCGTAGTACCCAGATGTGCGCGGGCGGATACGTAAGTAGTTATACAGGTCAATAGGAGCTTTGCCTGTGACGCAAAATACTCGTGGGATACGAGCCCATGGCTGTTGTGGTTGGCCATAGCGTTGGACCGGACGAACCCATAAAGAGAAGCACGACGACCGTTCAAAGTACTTGTCCATACGTGGCGTAGTCACCGTTATGTTCGCTTTATCCAGCGTGTGTAGTTTATCGGCTGTCGGTATTGCATTGAAATTGCACAATCCATTAGCTCTATTCCACACCTGACTGCGGATACCGAGCTCAATAACTTCGGTGTCACGGCGCACAGGGCGAATTGTTGCGATGTGTAGTCTGCATATGTTGTAAAAAGCTGCTCCGCAATGCTTCCGCGTGTTAAACCCGTCACCACTTAGGGGAAAAGGTGGTGCGCCCGGACCAGGCCACGGACCTTCGTACCCACCAAGCGGTTCTTCGATGGTCCGCGTGCCGGGGATACCAACTTCTGGTACACCAATAATTGCAGTGCAGAGAAACGTTATGTTAGACAATAGATTCTTGTTTGTATCACGCTCTGAGCGGCTTTGTACGACCCATACGCTGCCGGCTATAACCCATTTAGAACCTATAGTTAGCAAGTCGTACGCGCGTTCGCGCCATGACTTAGACGATGTACGTAAGTCTTTTATGTCTACATCCGTATTCTTAAATCCACCCTCTTCTACTGTACGATCCATCAATTCTCTATACTGCTGACCTAACGTGATACGAAATACCAGCGTATCACCTTCACTCACTGATACGATCGTGCGATCCGCTATATCATTGCCTCCGTTTGTGCGGCTATGGCTGACAAAGCCCATACCGCGTGAGTATGCGCGCCCGACGCCGGGCATACCTACTTGCTTGCGATCCTCTGTAGGTTGTCCCTCGTATCTGTGCAAAACGTTTGCATTAGCACCGGCTATTTTGGTGCGCTTTGCTTGGGTCTCGAAGCGTGCTGTTTTAATATCATCTTCGGAGCCTTTTGTACTAGCATACGGTGCACTGATGATTTCCCAGTTGAAGCGATAGGCCGATCCGTTATGAATAGGTTCTGACGTCCCAAAAGCAGTGTTGCTCTGTGGGCTGTACGTCATGGAGAATCCTTGACTAAACTCTCCGTCAGCCGTAGGTGCAGTGAAGATAGGGCGCGTGCCCGTGCCGCTATCCGGTAACCCCTGTGTACCTGCGATTAGACGCGAAGGTATAGGGCGATTTTCACCTAGCTGCGAAGACCAATAGAGAGCGTAATCGCGTGAGCCAAGACTATTAAGAGCTGATGTATCAAGACGGATACCTCCGAGTTGTGGTGCCTCAACGCCGTACTCTCCGGCAACATAGATACCCTCAAATGCTTGGTAGCTGCCGTAGGAGTACAGACGACTCCAGACCAGTGCGGGAGCGAGGATTAGGCCCCCAGTTAGTACACCGTCGCGTCCAGTTCCGCGTTTGCCGAAGGGTATGGGGATTGGTTGACCGTACTCAGCAAGGCTGCTGACATTGTCGAAGCTGGTGGTTTGGTTGAAGCGGCTCGGGCCAATCTGATCCGCGAGCTTTTTACCTCTGATCTTGGCGGGTGTCTCTAAAGCAGGCGCTTTAGGTGCCAGCAAGATGCTGACAGCTGTCGATGCTAAGCCTAAAACAAGGCTGACGATCGCTACAACTTCCCAGTTGTTGATGTCTGGGATATGGTCGTACTCGGCTGGTCTTACATGCGCCCGTGACTGAGCGTGACGTATAAATACGCGATATTCTTGCTCACTGCAGCCAAGCGCTTCAATCAGTGCGACTTCATACGGTAAGAGCGGAGGATCGTAAGGGCGGACACCGGCTTCCAATCGGCTGTTCCGGTCAGGCGATTGAGATACAGGATTCCGTTCTGCCATGTCACCCCGAGAGCTGCTGGGTTTGAGGCCAGCAATACCACGTCACCATCATAGAGCGGAGCCTCTATACGATCACCATACTTTCTAACTTCGCGTAGAATACCTTTAATTTCAAGCCCATACCAATCGGGTTGATCACTAGGGGGATTAAGCCCAATAGCTGCCATAGCTTCTATTACTAGCTGATGACAACGAGCGTACTTTCGCCCAATTAGATGATCACACACGTATCTGTGCAGTAAATGGAATGCTCCCAACTTGCCAACGATGGAGTCGACGGGCTGGGATGTTGGTTTGAACCGCGTCCAGCACTGAGTTCAAGCTGATCTGGATGTTGGTTTCGTCCCAGCCGCCGCTGGAACAGGTGCCCCAATAGGTGTAAAGGGTGCTCTGGACTGCTCCAGTGGAGGGTTCCCAGAGCACCGTGGTGACCTTGGCAACCCATAGGTTATCGAGGGCGTCAACGATCCAGGCTCGAGTCATCGCGGTGTTAGCAAACTGAAGCGTGGCGTCTAAGTTGTCGCCCTGAAGGGAGGCCACCGCTCCACCGAAGCTGAACGGTAGGAATAGGTATCCATTTATGTTTTGGTTTATAGCATAGTTCTGAAAACGATATTGTGCTGCTTGGCCACTGGGGCCGACCTCAAAC